CATTTTTCCCTTAGCAATGTTTTTAGAATGACGCGCCTTAAATGATGCACGCTTCTTTTTCATTGCCTCAGATTCGCCAGCCTTCGGTTGACCAGCAGTCTTCGCGCCCTGCTCTCCAAAGCGAATAGTCTTAATCTTGTCGCCTTCTTTGGCAACAACGATGTGCGACTTCTTTGGATGCCCAGGTGTGCGTTTTGGCTTGTTGTAACCAGAAACGCCAGCGCGGACTAGGCGAGAGTCCTTAGACGCCGCCATTGCCCGTCTGAATGTTCAGAGTCGTGCCAGATGCAGAAATGTGCGCCAGCTTGCTATAGCCGAGAGGCTTGCGAATGATGACTTCGCTGCCAGCGCGAACGGGCAAATCAGCAGTTGTCGCAGTTGCAGATGTTTCACCAATGCGAACATAGCAGACGTTTGCGCCAGTGTTCACAAGGCGAACGCAGTTGTCGCCAGCAGGAATATCAACAGAAGCCGAAGTGCCAGCAGGAGTTGCGACGATGTTCGAGCCATAGTTAGGGGAAAAGGGATCAATATAAGCCATTAGCCAACCTTCCAATTTGTGCCGTCACTATAGACGGGAACCTTGTTTACACCACCACCTGTGACAGTAGCTGCGAATGTTGTGGTGCTACCATCAGTAATAAATGCGCGTGTTCCCATGCCAGCACTAGCCGCAGTTGGAAGGGCCGAATAAAGCACTGGAGATGTCTGCACAGTCTCAGCCACAATAGCGGTGAAGTTCAGCCCAAGGAACTCGTTAAGCGTTGTAAGCGAAGCGCGGCGGCTGTCGCCTTGATTGGGAACCCAGAGGACAACATTGTCCCCCATCGATAGCTGAGTAATCAGCGGCAGTTGGTTAATAGTAGGCATTCTTAGCTCCATTCAATAGGGCCTTCAGGCCCAGAGTCTACGGGATCATAAACTGATTGCACATAAGGATTATCCCAACGCCAAGGCTTGTTGCCCTGACCGATTGGCATTGTCGTTGGGAACTGCTGCTCCAGTGGGAATGTAGCACGTTGCAACAAGACATTGTAAGCGCCCTTCGCGGATACCTTTGTGTCAGGCGATACAGTTTTGCCGTATCCTGGAGCAATGCGAATTGCGAGATTAGTGATAATCGCTTCCCATGCGCTATCAGGTGCGTTGGTTTCAGAGTCCAAGTCACTATCCTGCGGACTGCTGGCGATTGGATAGCCAAGACGAATGCCCTGAGCGTTCCATTCCATCATCATGGAATCTAAGCGCCGAACGGCAGACTGCAACTGTTCAGGCTGCAAGTCGAACACATAATCAGCGAGGCCAATTTCTTCAAAGGCTCCCGTGATAAACTGGCGCTTAGTATATCCCATTCAAACCTCCAAGGTCGTTGTGCTGCGTTATAACAGAAACGCGCACATTAAACGACCAACTATTTTTTCTTCGCCTTTGCTGGCTTTGCGGTCTTTGCTGACGCGACGAAAGCAGCCTTAGTTGGCGCTCCCTTGCTACCGACTTTACGCATACGCTCTGGAGTCTTGCCAGCGGCCTTCTGCTCCTTAATGCGTTTCCGTTTCGCATTGATGTTTGCGTATAGGCCCATCTTCATTTCTTTGCCTTCCGCTTGGGAGCCTTCGATGGCTTGCCAGCTTTCATTGCAGCATCGCGTGCTACGTTAAGCGCGATGGCGATGGCTTGCTTTTTAGGGCGTCCAGCCTTTTCTTCCATCTTGATGTTCTTGCCGATGCTTGAGCGGCTGTAACCTTTTTTCAGTGGCATTGAATCACTCCTCAAAGGAAAGAGGGGGAAGCCGAAGCTCCCCCCATCTCTATTAGGCTTGGTTGAAAAGCAGGATGCCTGCCATTTCAGGGTTGGTCATTACAACGCCATACAAGGTGTCGAGCGTGTAAAGCGTCTGGAAGGTCAGTGGATCGAACTTCTTGGTCATGACCAATTCGATGCCCTGATCCGTCGATGCACGCAGAACGTCAACGCCAGCACCATCTGGAACAGCATAACGGCCTGGGAGCAATTCAATCGAATCCTTGCGCCAGAACGGGTTGATGTTCGAAGCAGTGGTGTTCAGGAAGTTGATTGGAGCAGTTGCCGAAGTCGAAGCGACTTGGACGTTCTTATACTGCAATTCAGCATCCGTAGGCGACGAGTTCGCACCGATGATTGGTGGCGAGATCGTCATGGTCGTGCCACTGTCAACCGAGATAACGCGGAACGTCTTGAGTGCGCCCGTGCTACGCTTCGTGATGTGGTGGACTGCTTCAATGCCAGTGATCGTGAACGCATCGCCAGCAGTGATGCCAGTTGTCGAGGAGACAGTGACAGTCTGATAGCGGTTGTCTACGTTCAGAACACCGCCAGTGCTGGTGGTGGTTGCTTGTGGAACATAACGCACTTGAGCGCCGTTGGTGGCGATGGTGCGGCTTGCCGAGTTAGCAGCGCAGCGGTTTGCATAGTCAAGCTTGTAAGTCTGGAAGCTTGCAACTTCACCGACGAACGAACGCTCGTATGCGTTAGCCGACTTCGTGCCAGTGAACGAACGAGTCGCTACTGCCAAGTTACCAGCCATGCCGTTGTAATCGCGGCTCGACAATGCGAGGTAGCGATCACCAGCCATAACACCCTGTTCGTTCATGATGCTGTCGCAAAGTGCAACATCGTCATAAGTGCCAGGTGCGGTTGCTACGTCAACAACGAGCGTGCCTTGAGCAGCAGCCAAATCCATAACGGAAAGGTTGATGTCAGAAGCAAGCTTTTGCTTTGCCGAATCGCCAAGGCGACCTTCCTGCAATGCGTCACGCAGTTCCAAAGCGTTCATCTGCCAAGCAGAGCACTTGTTGAAACCGAGCGTCGAAGGCACGGAGAGCTGAGTCATCGTCGAAACGTCAGAAGCAATCGAGGTGCCAATTACGCGGTCAAACGACTGAGCGATGTAAGGCTGTGGACGCCAGATGGTGTCACGAGCGCGTTCCATCGTTACGCCGTTGGTGTTGTATACGTTGATGTTCTTGCTGAGGATCAGCGCATCGTTGAAGCCTTCGAGGATGTCCTCAAAAGCAACAATTTCTTCTTTTGAAAAAGCGTTAGCCATTTTAATAACTCCAAAAAATTAGGTTTTCTTATTACGCTTGTAAGCCATGACCTTTGACAAATCTCCAGTCTTCAGAGCTTCAGCGCGTAAGCGTTCAAGTTGTGAATCAATGGAACCAGACATACGCCCACCGCTTGTGGTGATCGTGCGTTCTGGCGCGGTTGCTGCCCTTCGGTTAGTTACTTTCAACTGAGTCTCCAGTTTTGCTACCGCGAAGGCAAACTTCACGGGGTCGGTGATTGCTGCAAGTTCCTTTGCACGCTTGGAGCTTTTGCCAATTGCGTAGATAAGCAAAGCAGGGTTGTCAGAGCCTTGCAGAACGATTCCCTGTTGCGTTACGTCAAACGTATCCAAGGCCGTAGCTTCGGCTTCGTCATAGTCACGCACCTTTAACGAGGCTTTCGCCTTCGCATAGGAATCAAGCTTGTCCTGCCATGCTTTGGCTTCAGCATCTCGCTGCGCCGCTACATTGGCTTCGGCTGCATCGTATTCGCGTTTGTGCTCATACCACTCAGCAAGCTTTTGTTCATACTCGTCGGAATCATAATCGCAACTTTCGAGCGTTGGCTTTGATGCTAATGCAACTGGTTTGGTCTCAGTTGCCGTTGTATTAAGCTTTGCTTCCAGTTCACGAATCTTCCGCTCTTTTTCCCGATTCGATTTACGCAATTCACGCACCCAAGCTGGCGCACGAACTTCTTCATCTTGAGGTGGCGATTCCTCTCCGATAGATATTACGACCTCATCCTCGTCACCTTCTTCCTCATCCTCAGTATCGTCGATGGTATTGGTCTCATCGTCCGATTCTTCATTGATGTCTGTATCGATATCGATTGTTTCGAAGTTGTCGTTATTATCCAATTCTGCCGTTTTCATGTTTTAACCCCATTAACTCACCCTAATTGTGTGGAGGGTGGAACCACATTTGCTTGCGGCTGGAGTGCAGCCCCAATCTTTTCAGCAGTCTCAATAGCCGACTTGCGCTGGTCAATGTCGATATTTGAGATGGTCTCTGCGGTCTTGGCTTTCGTTTCTTCAGCGCGTGCCAAGGTGTATTCGGTGTTAGCTTGTGCCTGGATAGCTTGGGCCTGTGCTTTAGCGGCCTCTGCCATCAGATAAGCGGATTGCGGGTCAGGCTGCACGTTTGCTTGTGCTTCCATCATCATCATCTGTTCTTCTTCCGTTGGCTGCAATACGCCCATTTGAACGAGTTGCTTGCGGAAAAATTCCTTGATGTCGCCAATGCCTTCGCCTTCCATGTTCATGATCGCCATAGCTTGCAGAACCTGTTGGGTTGTCGGATCGGATGTAACTTGCATCATGCCTGTCAGCGCACGAACAGTCGCATCGCGGCGGCTCGATGAGGATGGGCCAACATCTACAGCAACGTCAAACAGAGCATCGCCAAGATTGTTTTCGTAAATCAGTTCGCCAGTGTCTTGGTCGATCTGCGGCTTCATCAGTTCAACGGAACCGACTTCCTCCATTGCGCCGATGGTTTTCATCTTGCGCTTTTCTTCGACGTAGATGTCCTTTGACATTGACAGCCATATCTCACCACAGCGCCGCACAGCCTTAGCCATGTTGCTCATGTAGATGAACGCTTGCATATCAAGGCGCGTCTGGATTAGCTCAACAGCCTTGCCGCTGATACCGCTAACCATCTTGTCGGCTTGCTGGTTGTTGCCAAGAATCTCAGCCATGTCGGATTCTGTAATCTGCAACAGCGCGGCCATCGCTGGCGGAATCGCTGCGGACTTGGTGTAAGCAACTGGGCCAGCAGCCTGAGTCTCGCCATTTGGCCCTGTGATTGGGTTGATTAGCAGATAAGGATAATTGCGTAAGTTATCCTCTGCCCACATAATTTGGTGACCAGTGACTTGCTCAGGCAACAAGATTGGCTTTTCAACAGAGGAAAGCGCACTAATTTCACCCAGCTTCGATAGCTGCATATTCTTCAAACGCTGTGCGTCTTTGGCTAGGCGAACATGGCCCATGCAACGCTCTACGTTATCGACGAACCAACGCTTACCATAGACAGGAACGATTGGAATGTTCTTGCCAGCGATGTAGCCCATATCATCAAGGATGCCGCCACCGCTCATGATATACTTGCGGACGCGCTTACGCTTCACGCGCTTCTGGCGCACTTCAACAGTGCCAACAGCAGCAAGCGTTTCCTCTAGCGTTTCGTCTGCGTCAAAGTCCGCTTGCGTATAGCGTTCTTCTTCGCCTTGGATTGTTTGGAAGATGCGGACAGTCTCACGCACCTCCTCAACGCGATAGTATTCAGCAACGAACACAACGTCAGGCGTATCCCAGTCAAATTCGTATTGGTGAATCTCTTTGGGCCAAGTCGTCGGGTCATCATTCCATTCGGCTTTGTAAGCGTCATAGGTCATGGAATACAGAACGAAGCAATACTTAGCGTCAGCCTTGTCCTGGCGCTTTGCATCCAGATCGAAGAACACGGAGCTATCGGCATCATAGATTGGCTCTATGCGAATGCGCTGGCGCTCGTCTTCGTCGTTCTCATCATCTTCATAAACAGTGCGTAAACGCCAAGCGCCGAAGCCACCGCCTACTGCTTCCTCGAAAGCGTTGTCGTATGCTTCTTCCGCCATGCTGTCGCGCTCGTCGGCACGATAAAGGCCATTGCAAGTCTCAGCCAGCTTTGTATCCGTGTCGCCATCTTTGCTCAC